CGGTCAAAGTGGTGTAACTCAAAACACATATAACTTAGGAAACGTAAAAGACTTTAAGGGTGATTCTTGGAAGGGAGATAGCTTTGATGCTGGCATGGTATGGGAAGATGATGCAAAAGGTAAGGCTACTAAAGAAAAGTCAAGCTTCAGAAAATACAAAAACTTTACAGAAGCAGCTGATGATTTTGTGAAATTCCTAAGCACTAAACGATACTCTAAAGCAAGAGAAGCTACAACAAAAAGAGAATTCTTCCAAGCATTAAAAGATGCAGGATATGCTACTGATTCTAAGTATGTAGATAAAATGATGAAGCTGGGATAAGTTCTCGTGCCATAAGTTCAAGTCAAAAAAATACCAGAAATATGAAAAAAAATAACTCTGGTATTTTAAGCGAATAATCAGTAGAGATTATCCCGAAAGAAAGTTCCACTTGCTTCAGTTCTCTCTTTGTCCATCCACTCAGACACTATTCTTATTACAAACTTTCCAAGTTTACTTCTTGAGCTAAACTCCCTTGTCTCCCACTCAGGAGGAGAATCGTAGCCTCCATTAAAATACTCCATGACTATTTGGTCTCTTGACCCATCGTATCTCTCCTCAAACATATAGTCTCTATATCCTCCACCATCAAATGTGCTTGACATATGAGCCAGCAATGTATCTATCTTTTCCTTGTCAAGATTCTTGAAACTCATGCACTGATCCTTTCAATTCTGCATATACTATTCACCTTATCTCCTTAATGCAGGTTATCCCGAAAGAAAGTTCCACCTATGTTTGCATTCAAACACTTAGTATCCTCCAATGCTCCATTCACAAACAACATCTTTGTCTCAATATATGTTAACTCTCTTTTACTTCTAGCAAACATAAGAATGCGTTTAGCTACTGGTATCAATCCCTCAGTAGATTTACAGCTACCAGTATACGTCTTCCAATCATCTTCAGTCTTGACATACTCATACGTCTTCTTTCTCTTGTCTGCCATCTCTGCTATCTTCTTTTTACCAAAGTGTTTCTTCTTAGTCAAGTAAAAGTTCTTCTTCCCATAATAGATATATAGATTACCATCTTCATCTTCATAGTCTACTTCATAGATAAACCCTTCTAGGCTATCATCATGTATCTCTGTGTATTCAGAGTCCATATACGTCCAGTTCATTATCGCTTCTCTATCTCTGATGGAACTATCTTCTGAGGGAATACAAACTTCTCTTTGCCGTCATACTCAAACCTAATAGCTTCAACACCACTAACGTTAGTCAATGTACCAACATTACCGTGTACATCAATCACTCTGTCTCCCAATACCAACTCTGTTCCATTCTTGTCAATCATTACTTTCTCCCTTATAGCACTTCTTGCATAAGATTACTTCTCCGAATAACCTAACCTCTTTAATGTGTTCTCCACATGAATCACACTCACTATTTTTATATAGCTTCCTAACCGAATAAACTTGCTGTGTCTCGCTCATATGGCTTAATCCTTTCGTTAAATTCTTCTATGTTTGCTAATAGCCATTTCTTGGTGTCTAGCTCGTCTTTTACGGACACTAGCACTAGAACCCCAGTCAATGTATCAAAGACAGACAAGATGCCTCTATTAGCCTTTGTAGAGGTAAAGAAGAATTCTCTACCACCTACGACTTCTCTGTGGCTAGACTTACTGCTCCTAAATGAATCTCTTGTTGTGAGTTCTCTCATTAGCAATACCTCCATATATATCCGTTTTTCCCGTCTTTGTTCCCAGACTTTAAAACTCTATCAAACGAATATCCAACCTGTCTAGCTGCTTCGCTATATGAATGATATTTATTGATCATTACGCCATCCTTGTAGCACTCAACAGCTTTACACCGTCGACCACTTGTCCCAGTTCCATTAGTAATATCATCTGCTTGGTGGTCTTTATTTTCTCTCCATGTTCCAAGCCTAATATTTACAAAAGAATAACCATCAAAATCATCAATTCTATCTATACTTGGCTTTAAATCTTTATTATATCCAGACTTAACCCATCTTTCATAAAGTTCATCAAAGCCATTACTAAGCATCCAATTAGCTAATTGCTGCTTATCGTATTTTGGCTTATCGTGACCTCTTTTCTTTGATGACTGAACTTGAGTTTTGTAGATAGTTCTAATCACACCTTTCTTAGTCTTAGAGTAAGAGTCTTCATTTGCATACTCAGCCCTAGAATTGTTCTTAGTGTCTTGCTTTGTGCAATCTTTACATTTATTAAGATGCCCATCAAGCATTTGCTTATGTTTATAATAATCACTCAATGGCTTCTCTATTTCACATTTAAAACATTTCTTCATTTTATCTCCTAGAATGGCATTTAAACATTCTAAGTATACCATTCTAATATTAATCGTAGCTTTGGCATAGGTGCTACTGAGCCTCAACTAAATGGTATCTCGTCTTCTACCAGACGTCTTGTGTCTTCGGCTGAGACTTTCCCGACTCATCTCCTTTGCCTTCCCACTTCTCTGGAGTAAACATATCATCTGCGAATGCATTTACCATGAGTCCTCTAATCTCTTTACCTTCACCATTAGTCCAGTTGTCTGGTTGTAGCTTACCCTTGATACCTACAACAGTACCAGCTTCTATCTTAGTCTCTCCCCACATCATTACCTTCAGACCCTTGCCGTTAGTCCAGTTGTCTTCTTTGTCTTTAGCTGATACAGATATCTCAAAGATCTGATACTTCTTACCATTTGCTGTCATACCTCTTTTTACTTCAAAGCTTTTAGTCTCTTTGTTCCATAGTCCGTCTACTCTACCTGCTACTGCTAAAGTGTATTCTTTTATCATTTTATTCTCCTGTGCTTGATTTAAGCTATTTTAATATGTTACCCTACCATTGGTATGGGTTTTAGTTTTAAAGCCATCTACGGCTCTCCTAGATACCTTTAAAGTGGTCTTACACATTATTATGATGCCAAGGTATTACCAATCGTTATTTGATTTAGGTTTAGGACTACTCTTTGGTGCTGAGTTATCCATACTGTCTGCATCCTTAACATCATCTATTGCAAACAAACCATTCATCGCATATTTTCTAGCATACGAACTTGTAGCCCCAGTTACTTGGCTGTCATCCATTCCCTTCTTGGTCAATGACTCTCTTGCCCAACCTTCACCAGTACCAGCAATCTTGCCGTCTTTATCTATGAGCTGAACAATAGCTTGGATATAGTATCTGTCTCCTATAAGTTGTATCTTGTCGGCAACAGATACCGAACATGAATACTTCTTTAGTAGTGGCTTCAGTCCCTCAAAGATATCCTCTAAGCTCCTATATTTGTACTTACCGAAATTGTTGTACTGATTCTTTGGTGCATTTAACTCTTGTTGTATGTTGCTTAATAAACTCATTTTGTTCTCCTTAAAATAATGTTCCAACTGGAACTTCTTGATTGATTACTGTATAGTACGTAACACCTTTCTTTGTATCCTCTACCCACTCGTATCCTCTTTCGCTTGCTAGTTGTTTAGCTAGGTCTATAACCTCAATGATCTTACGAGTCCATGTACTGTTTATGAACGAATACCCAAGCATATGCTGAGAAGTAATACCATCATCTTCTAAAAGCATAGCATCCAATAATCTTTCGTGTGTTGGCTTAATCTTTCTAAGCCTATCCAGTACCTCGCTTGACTCCTTGACTACCTCGTATGCCTCTAGCATATTCTCCTTGGTGACTGATTCATTGCCATCAAAGAAAGCATATACTCCTGCAAGCTTAGCAGTCTTAAAGTATCTCTCACTTATGTCGGCATTCACTGCTGGCAATACACCTTTCTTCTGTGCTAGGTATTGGTCTGACTCAGACTTAATCACTGCATACTGATACATAGCCTCATCACTCAACGGAATAATCTTGTTGAAGTTGTACGATGTAATCATGTCGGCAATCTTATCTCTCTCAGCCTTTCTGTTGATTCGAGTAACCTCTGCTGTCTTCATCTCCTCCATTATCTGCTCTGGAGTCTTTATCATCGGAACAGAGTTATCATCTACAAATATAAACCTTCTTCCATAGCCTTCATCAATCAACTGCATAAAGGACATCTCTGTACCATCACCATTAAGAAGCCTAACCTTGTTACCAAAGCAATATAGGTTTACTGGTAGTCCAGATATATCCATACTGTTTGGATCTGTTCTCTTGGCTACTGGTTGGAAGTCTCCATTATCATATGGTGTTAGCAAGTTCTCAAAGAGTTCTGCCTTAGATGTAACTGCATTACTAATTTCATCTACCTCAATATTTAGACTACCAAACCCTGCCAGTGAATAGCTTTCAGCATAAGCAAACATCCCAGAGATAGTAGCATTAGATATAGACTGAGTCCAATTGTGTAGCTCTCTATCAACACCCTTAGACTCAAGGTTATCTAGTGCTATCCCTTTATAGTGTGGATACACCACATCTCTTATCTTGTTGAATGCATCTCCGAAGAATATCCTATCCATTAGTCCCAACGAACTATTCTTTCCTCCCCCACTGTTAAGCAGAACAAGACTGTATATGTTTACAGGTGTAGGTGCATAACCACTCATTGTATCAACTTTCACATGAAGCTGTGAAGCTATGTTGGCTAACTTGTAATTCACGGTAGCCATAGCAGTCGATAGTGGCAATCCTGCCCTGCAAGACATTAAGTCCTCTGCCATACTTCTAGCAAGTGGATTTAACTTATCCTTATTCATGTAGGCTGTACTTCATGTTTGGATATTCAATCTGCATTACGTTCCTGAGGTTTCTTTCTCTCTGGTAACCCTTATTAAGCAAGTCACACAGTAGTTCTCTCCATGCTTTGAATGTTGCTATCTTCTTATTATCGAGATCATTCTGACCTTTCTCTCTGTTGGTGTACTTGATCAAGTTGTAATTGATGGCTCCAAGTCCATCACCTATGGTTGATATTGTTTCAAACTCCAGTATATTTGACTGACCTTTGGTATCATAGTGCTTAGAGCTTTCTTTTAGTAATAGTGGGTGATGTTCCTTCATCTTTGAATCTCCTTTATAATTTCATCGATAATCTCTATTTGTCTCTCGGTAGATATGCTACCCTTCATAATTCCAGACTTAAGAGTGTTTGCCTTGCTTATTGCTTTATGTAAATCCTCTTCCATACTAATCAATGTTTCAAATGCTTCATTCATGCAATACTCCTTATATATGTTCCTACATAGTCTAGTGACTTACTAAAGTCCATACCGTGGTACTTGTGTAGTACGTCTAGTATATCTCCTTGAAAGTCACCTCCATAGTCAATTATATACCCACTTGGATACACCATTACACTTGGACTCCTATCGTCTTCTCTGAGCCTAAACTTCATGCCTCTAAACTCATAGCCTAAGTCTTCAAGCATTGTCTTGCTTAGTGAGCCATCAATGTGTTCTCTCACTTCTCTAATGCTTGTATTGTTGGCTTCTGTGTTCTCAATGTGGCACTTAGCCCTATAAGACTTATCCTCTTGCCTTCTCCGCTGTTTAACACCCTCTATAGCATCTGAGCAATCATAGATCTTTCCATCATTGTAGAAGCTACTAGCTGTACTGCAACCCAAGAATGCTCCAGTCTCGTTATTGACTTGAGTGTCCATTGGCAACTGTTCAGACATAAGCTCTAGCATTCTGAAGTACATCTGCTTATCACGAGGTATATTCTCTGCTGGTAGCAGAACTCTAAACCTATCACCGTATTCACCTACTTGATGCTTCTTGGTTGTAACCATCAGGTATGTATACTCGTCAAATATATCCATAGCCTCTAGCAGTGTTAAGCCATCATCAAAGTCAAAGACTAGCATATTCTGTTTACTGTTATCCCAGTTCTCTTTTATCTTCTTGTTGTTGTTAAACCTATAAGGACTATATTGCACCATATCCGAGCATATCTTGTATGCTATCTCAAAGAAGTCTATATCTGTGTTCTGATAGCGATCCTCTGCTGTAATCCACATATTGTCCTTTAGTGGCTTGTCTCCAATGATATACGATACATTCACTACCATACAGAAACCTCACTTGACGGCTCAAAATCATCAAAAGAATTTATTTGTGTAACAACTGCTTTCCAAATACCAAGCTCACTATCTCTTATCGGGATATTGTACGTTTTGCTTCTGTTGGTAGGATATAGCCATATCTTTAATTGCCAACTATCCTTGTCCATCATATAATAAAAGCTAACTGCACTGATACTATCTTCAGTTGTTCCTTTGGGAATTACTTCCCCATCTTTAGTCTTACCCTTAGACAATAAGTGTCTAATCCTCTTGTCGTAATCGTTTTTCTTCATCTAGTATTAACCGTCTTGCCTCTTGGCTCATAGAGCTAGAGTTTTTTTCAGCTAAATCTTTTAGAATCACAATGACTCGATCATCAAGATTCAACAAGACTCCCTTCTTTTTGTTTTCCATACTGTCTCCTTGTTTTATTGTATGTATATTGTAACGATATTAAACTTATATATAGCCTAAAAAAAGAAAAAACCTTGCATAAAAAAGAAAAAAAGGTCTAGTCTAGGTCTAGGTCTAGTTAGGTTAGGTCTAGGTAAGGTTAGGTTAGGTAACATCGGAGCTCCGATGGAATCCCGATGGAAAGCTCGAGGCTACCCTCGAGGGTGATCAAAACTACCCAATATTACGCTAAACCAAACAACCCTGAACAGCTATACTCTTTTACCTACATCAGAAAAATTAACAGCCTTACAGTCCACTAAATCAATTTGTGTAGAGTCACTAATAAACTTTACTCCTCTACTCCAATCCTTGCCATAGACTACAAGCAACTCATCATGCTTATTGATATACACAGTGTAACCAACACCATCTTTCAGAACACTCTCTCTGTTGTAGGTAAACTCATACTTAGCATCCATAGCTACTTTGTTGTTTGCTATCTTGAATGTCTGTTTAATATCTTTGTCGTACAATATTTTATGTATGTTGGCAAATTTATCTGCATACGAAAAGTATCTGCACTGATACTCCTCAGAACCTAATCCTATCCCAGTTGTTAGCAATAATGCCAATAATGTCTTACCCATCTCTACTCCTTAATATATAAATATGCTGGATATACCAACAATCGTCCAAAACAGTGTCAAATACAGCGAAACTACTGCTAGGGTAGCTCCTACTATTACTAGACCTATAAAACGTCTCAAATCGTCTCCTTAGCATTCTTGATCCTATCTCTCAGGAATGACTTTACTCTCAGTTTTCTATTCTGTATCTGTTGTACCTCAAGTTCATGTTTCTTTTGCTTCTTAGACTTCTCTCTTTTCTTTGTTGGCTTAACAATCTTTTGTTTAGGCTTAGTCATCGATACACTCTTAGTTCCAAGCAGAACATTGAGCCTATGATTGAGTTCATTCACACTCTTCATAATCACTCCATACTCTTCATTATGTTTGCTAACATAGGGTTGAATACCAAAGAAGTCCTTGAACTCTTTAGGTGGTAGGATCAAACAGAAACCTTCAACTAATGATGGTATACTATTACTACTTATGGTGGCACTGTGATACTTAGCCATATCCTGCCACAGTTCAGCAAACATCTCTGATATTTCTATCGTTAAATCCAATCCACACTTAGCATGAAATACCTTCATTGCCATAGCAGACCTTGAACCAAGTAGTTCTAACTCAGCATCTTTAACCTCATAAGCCTTAAGGGTAGCATTCAGATATGATGCTATACCATAGGCTCTTATCGTATTCTTAGGTGGTTTTCTCATTGTATGCAACCTCTAGTTTATGTACGAGTCTGGGTTGTTTGGGAACAAGATATCCTGTAGTTCATTGTTCTCTCTAACCATTTCACATCTAGTAACCATATCTTTAACTTCTTTCTTGATATAGTCCATATCTACCTCTTTTATATCCTCCTTGAGTACAATAACCTTAGGTTTACTCTTGAGTTTAACCACGTACATTATTTCCATGTCGGTAACCTCAACTCCGTTATGCTTCAAGGCTAATGCATAAAGCAATAGCTGTATTCTGTGAGCAACCTTAATCTTTTTTGGGGTCACTGAAGTTGTCTTGATGTCCCCAATAGTAGTACCTCTCATATAATCGTAAGTACCAAAGATAAAATAGTTTGAGTTAGGTATATGAAACTCAACTTGTTGCTCTTGGCTGGTAGGTTTTTCTAGTGTAGGTAAATCCAACTGGAGTACGTTCCATAGTCTTTCCAACTCATCTGCTACTTTCCATTCGTCAACCTCTACTACGTCCCTATACTGCTGGATATAGTCTTGTTCCTCTTTAGGGTTTGTAGGTACATCATTAAAGTAATTTTCTATCCGTTTGTGTATAATCGTGCCCACAACAGTATTGGTGTTACCTCTAAAATTACTGTCTTTTAGTATCTGATTCTTGTACCATGCTTGAGGATTCTCGAAGAATGTTGCGAAACCACTAGGGCTAATCTTTACCTTGCCCTCTATGCTTTTATCTGTGTATGCTATACTCATGCTACAATCTCAAACTTCTCTAATAGCTTCTCAGAACTTACTTTATGCATACCTTTGTAATATCCTCTTTCTATGATGGCTAATCCATCTTTACCTACAACCATCTGTCCTCTTTTACTTGTTACTGTTAATAAATAATGCTTCTCTTTATGTCTTAATACCATTACTTCTTCTCCTTTAATTCAAGTAGTATTGCTTCTAACTTATCGCTCTCAATCGGTGCTTTATCACCAAATATCTCTCTGTATCTTTCCAATGCCTTCATGAGTGCTATATGTGTCGTTTCTCCCATTCTAAGACCTCCTCTAGTGGATATACAGATTCTGATATTTCATCAAATAGTCTTAGTAGTTCAAGATCTCTATCCTCTTCTGTTGTTTGTATTGAATACTCTTCAAACATCACATCTCCTTTTTGAGTGGATAGTAATCCTGAGGTTCAATAAAGTACCCAGCAAGTAGGTCTACTGCCATATCTATTAGCTGTGACTCTGTATGGGTTGTATTCCCTGCTAAGTCCTTTAGCGTTGCTATTGTATGCTCCTCTAATCTGACGGTTATTTGTTCTTTCATTTTATAATTCCTTTTCTTGTATTTTATTCCAATGGCTTATAGCATTTAAGGCCTCTACCATACGTTTGTGAGCCTTAATGTCTACTTCTGACCCACTATAGTCTATAAGCTTCAATTGACTCTTAATGACGCTTCTAGCATCCTCTATTTTGATTCTTGCTAACTCTGCTTGTAACTTATTGTACTTATCTACCTTATGCCCGAATAGATATTCTGTTTTAGTCATAGGTAAAAGATCCTTCCAGTGTTGTTGCCTTACCATTTGAACTTATCTTGCCTCTAGTTAACCATTTAGGGTCTACTGTACCCTTATACTTCTTTTTATCACGTTCTAGCTTGAGAGCTAATAGTTTATCCTCATGATTCTTAATGAATGGTTTAGTGGATACTATCTCCTTCTTCTCTGCGTAGTATTGCCTCTTGGTAGGCCTACAGTCTACTGAGCAATACTTATGCTTACCTTTGGCTAATTGATTGTTGCATCCCTCTTTAATACAGATTCTTACCTTAGTAAAGAACTTGGCACTCCTAGCTCTTTGCTTAGCTCTTCGTACGAGGATCTTACACTCATCACAATATTGTCTATTGGATGCTATAGTTATTTTACATCCTTTAACTTTACACTGCTTCATGTTTTCGAGCCTCCTTTAGTCTGTGTCTTCTCTGTAGTACAGCTTCATACGTTCTACATATGGTCTTAGCTCTCTCTTCTAGAGATACTATACTCTCCATAGTGATGATGGCATCTTCTTCAGGAGTCCATTTTCTTCTTGGTAGAGGCTCTTCTTGACCTACTAATTTAGACCATAACTTTATTATCTTTTCAATCATCTTTATTCTCCTTTGTTATTTTGAAAGCAATATAGGCGTATGGGAGCAACAGGATACCAATGAGGGTTAAAAAAGCTGTTGTTCCTACATACCACGTTGGAGATTTAATCTCAAGCATTACTTCTGCCATATAGCCTACAATCAGGTAAATCCAAAGGATACCAAGAATAGTTTCTTTTGTACTATTCATCTCTATTCTCCTTTATAATAATGTTTCTAGTTCAAACAGCACATCTTCTGTGAAGTCGTAGCCGTCATAGTCTGTAGCTATAGAATAGCATTCATCTATAAGCTTTTTAATCTCTGCTAGGTTGTCTTCAAGATCTTTCATTAGTGAATAGTAAGCAATATCTTGCTTCTCCATTCGTGCCTCATACTGTTTTAATGCGCTTAAGTTACCATCAATCATTTACTTTTCCCTCTCTTCTTTTTCGTCTGTACTCATAAACTCAACATCTATCTTTTGCCCATTAACTGTGTTAAACGTCCATGTAATGGTTTCGTTATTATGCAACATAGCATAAAACCCGTTTATGTCATCCTCTGTGAGGTCTATCTCTATTTTGTCTTTCATAATTGCTTCTCCTTTTTCTATATATGCTCTACAATAGCCACCAAAGCCATCATAAATACGATATATATACTAATCAATACTAATCTATACATTAGTTTATTTTAGCCTCTAATATGGCATCCTCAAAGCTTACCCGTCGAATCTCTTTCCAAAAGATAAAACCTTTTTGCATAGTTATTACTTCATCTGTACTATAGTCTATACTCATCTTGAGCTTCAGATTCATATCTTCCAAGAGCTTATTGTTTGAGGCGATAATCGCCTCTATTGCTTCATTGTATGATGTCTTCATAATCTTCTAATTCCTTATATATTTTTTCTATGTTTGCTATACTCTCTCTTGCAGTCTTCATGCCTGAGGTATAACCTATAAGCCATAATCCATATTCAACGGTGTTTGATATCCCGTCTTCCATTGCTAGTACCATCATTTCGGATGGTTCCTCTATTTCCTTAAGATCCATATAATGCCTTTATGTTTAATTTAGCTATAAAGCTACATAAACCCTTAAATAAGAGCTTAAATAGGTTTATAGGTATATTGGGTAGGGTAGATACCAAACTACCCTTATTTCGTCTTATTTAATGCTATAGTATATATAATGCCTAATGCTACACTCAGTGATAAAACTACTAATAATTGATTAATTGTTTCTAGTTCCATATTAACACTCCTTTGATTATTGCTATAATTATTAATGCACCCGTAACACTCATGATAAGCGTTAATGATATAAGCTCTCTTATCTCTTCTTTATCCATCCTAAGTACTGTTTTAGCTATGATAAATACTATTATTAAAATAGTAATAATACCTATACTGACTATATAATCCATTCTTTACCCTTTAATGTTTTATTGGTATACCTTTTTACGTAATTATTGTTTTATGTTGGTATACTGTTCTTTAATGTTTGTTTTAAGCCATAAGCTTAAGCGAGCGTTACTAGTAACGCTCTATAAGATTATTTATTTAAATTTCTTTTTAATTTGTTTTGGGTATAGACTTTACAATAATCTAACACTCTTTTATCTTTTCTAATCCTAAACCCTACTTGGTTTAAAAGCTCCTTTAAATTCCATTCATTGTTGGCACTGTAGCCGTACTTATAAGGTATAAGGTAATCTTCACCATTAATAGATATAGTGGCATCATGGTAGGTATTACCATTTACTTTATCAAACCATTCTCCTATAACTATCATAACTTTATCTTTTTTTGTGATCGTTTCCATTTTTAATCCTTTCTCATAAAATAAGTTTTGCCATCGAAGATGTACTCATCGTAATCGTACTGTAAATCACGTCCTATAGCCTCATAATCTATATAGCTGATTAGATTTTCAGGTATCGCACCAAATAAGCCTTCATCTATAAATACTTCAGCAAGCTCTTTAAGTGTTTCTACTTCATATAGGGCAGTATCATCTAGTATATAGCTATCCTCTAATATCTCTTCCAAGCTATCATATATGCAATTATCTATCAAATAACCAATCTTAATCATGTCTGATACTGTGTATGCCTGTACGTCATAGCCTAGGTCGGCTATACTGTTTGCTATTCTTTCTTCCTGTGTGATCGTTATCATTTTATATCCTTTTAAATGTTTATATTGTTTAAGGTGTGAACCTAATCTCTTTTTTGTTTGTAGGTAATTATATGAAGTTGATCGAGCTTATGTCAATAGTAGGATCATAATTTGTAGTAAATTCTTTTTAAGTGTTACCAAAAGGAACATTGTTAAAAAGTGTAGATATTTTGTTGGGGTTAAAAATGGATGAAGTCTCGAGTAGTACGGATGGAGAATAAAAAAACGATAATGTCTATAGATTTACTAGATAATAAATAAAACTGATCAAATCAATCAATTAAACTGATCAATAATTATGAGAATGATTATCATTTAAGGTAGTATGGTATACCCTTGTTTGGTCGATGTATTGGGGCTTGGAGTGAATTCTTTGATATGGATAGATACCCCCCCCAGTGGCAAATCTGTGTGCGTGATAAATAGAATTAGCCAATCATACAAATATTACAAAAACAAACTATAAGCTTAAACTTGTTAAACTTAGCATACAAATTAAACAAAGGACTAAAATGAAAACAAAAATGATAAAAGTATCTGAAGAGACTCATCTAAAGCTTAAAGTACAAGCATACAATTCAGGGAGAAACCTACAAGAGTATATGAGATATCTAGCTGATACAGATATAAGTACAGTTGAGGAGACATTACCTGCATTGGTTGAAGTGTTCAAGGAGAAAGAAGCAAACAAAACTTTTGTTCAAGGTTTTGAGTATTGTTTCCATGCAATCTTCTTTGATAAAGAGACATTAACTGATGGACTAAATGACTCTGAATACTATAAGGGCTTCAAGGATACAATGGATTCCATAGAAGACTAGGCAATACATATTTAAGGATAGCTATACTATACTAGCATAAATACATACAGGAGAATAAGATGATAGATAAAATACTCAAAGACATAATGGAAGAAATACGACCAGATATTGAGAAGGGAATAAGAGCTGTACACACAAAGAGTGCAGAAGAAACCTTAGGCAGAATGCTTATACTTAGTGCCAACATTAAAAATGGTGATATGGGCTCTATATTTGAGCTAATTGGAATAGTTAAGGCAACAGACACACTAGAAATACAAGATGATGATGGAGAAGAAACATGAAGTTGCATTCTCTAAAAGGGATTTATGAGATATATGGCATAAGTGTACCAATGCTAAAGAAACTCATGTATGCAAAACAAATAGAGGTTGTCAAAGTTGGAAGTAAAAACTTTATAGACGAAGATACTATTGAGCAATATATAAAAGATAATACAGTAAAGGCAAAGAATGTTTAAGTGTGAATTTTGTGATAAAGAACTGAAGAGTAAAGCTGGATTGGTTAGACACGAGAAGTCTTGCAACGGTAAAGTAGTTGAGTTAGAGTTATGTTCTGATGATAACGACTACTATCAAGGACACCCTAGAAGACTGATAAAGCTTGAAGGTATGCTAACTAGGACTACTGACGAGAATGAAAGAATCAAGATAATTAAACTCATCTTGGAACTACGTAATGAAAATAGCTAATCATGTACTAAAGAAACTTCCTAAGGTAGCAGAGAATGATGAGGGTATGAGTCAAATGGACTATGTTCATTCTGTTCTTGGTGGCATGAATAAACTAGAAGCATTCAAACATCACTTCCCTGATAAGATTAAAGAAGCTAGAGATATCTCTAAAGATGATAAGATGTTTGCAATCAATATCAAGAAGATGCTTGGTACCCTTGAGAGAAAGAACACAGTCAAGAAGATGTATGAGCTAGCACACAAGCACGCATGGACAGACTTCCTTGCCAAGAAACATAGATTGTACGATAATCTGTACGGTATGGCTATGGACGAGAACAATAGTGTTCGGGATAGAATCTCCTCAACTAAGGTTCTTATGGATCATATGCCAAAGTTTGAAGAGGACAAGACATTGACTATAGAAGTTAAAGATAATAAAGCAGAGTTTGTGGATAGACTTAGAGAGATGCAGCTAGCACTACATAAGCAGGCTAATGGTGATGCAGATGTAATTGAAGCAGAGATTGATGACAAGTAATCCAGACGATATATTTAAGACTCCATTCTGGGCTAACGATAAAGGATACAGAGCTATTAATGCTGTATCAAACAGAGCTAAGGCTGAAGCAATCATGTTGTTTGGTCAAACATACTTCAAGGAACACTTCCCTAGTAAGCACCCAACAATACACACAGATATGTTGGCTCTAATGAATAGCACCAGTAGACTCAAGGCAGTAGCATTCCCAAGAGGTCATGCTAAGAGTACTGTTATTACCTTTTTGTTGGTACTTTACAGAATGATGTTTAGAGAACGAAAGTTTATAGTTATTGTATCTGAGTCTGAAGACAAAGCTAAAGACTTCGTTGTAAGGATTAGAGATGAACTTGAATTTAATCGTAGGCTAATATCTGATTTTTCTGATGATGGCAAATTTAAGACAACTGATTGGGCTAAGACTGACTTTACAACGTCTACAGGCATTAGAGTAGTTGCTAAGGGTGCAGGTCAATCATTAAGGGGATTAATTCATCAAGATACAAGACCTGATATGATAGTATTGGATGATATTGAAACCAATGAAACGGCAGGTACAGATGCAGTGGTCAACTTTATACTCACTGATGTTATTCCTTCTGCGAATCGTCGTGGTGATTACGATATTTGCTATGTTGGTACAATTATTCGTGATATGGCAGCTTTACACAGGATGCTTATCTCACCTCAATGGACTTCTGCAAAATACGAGTGTATAGACGAGAATGATCAAATGATAGCTCCAATGCTATTGCCAAGAAAAGAGTATGAGTCTCAGAAGGCTATGTATAAAGACCTTGGTAAGATGAGTATATTCTATGCAGAAAACCACAATAATCCTATGGTTGCAGATGATGAGCTAACATTTAAGCAGGATTATTTTCAGTATGTTGGCAATGAACCTGAAGGGTGTAACTACTATATAGCATATGACCCTGCAATGCCTCCTAGTGGTAGGACAAAAATAAAGAAAGTGGATAGAAGTGCAATCATTGTACTTGCAACAGATGCTAATGAAAACTGGTATGTTGTTAAGGTGTTTGCAAACAGAGATACACCATCAGACAATAGAAAGTTATTGATAAACCTTATGAAGAAGTATAAGCCTAGTGTTGCATGGATGGAAACTATAGCAGCTCAAAGAGCTATGTATATGGAAATAAAAGATTTTATGAAACTAAATAATGTTAAGATTCCATTCAGAGAGATACCTAGTCACTCTGGAAGCAAAGAAGGACGTATAGAACAACTTCAACCATTGTATGAGTCTGGTAGAATTTACCACATCAAAGGCAAAGAAGTAGATGAACTCGAAAGAGAGCTAATGCTATTTGGTAGAACTCCACACGATGACAGAAGTGATTGCTTAAGCTTTTTTATTGGGAAGGTAAAGTACCCTAGACTGCAGGTATCAGTGCGTAAAGAGGTATATGATCCTTGGGATAAATATTTTAGTGGAACAAAAACAGCAGACTGGAAGATAGTATAAAAAGGAGAGTTGTGATTGATTTATATAATGGCGATTGCTTAGAGATTATGGACAAGTTGATAGATAAAGGTGTTGTTGTTGATGCAATAATAACAGACCCACCCTATGGTACTACAGCGTGTAAATGGGATAGTATTATTCCTTTTGATGAAATGTGGGAAAGACTTAATAAGCTAATAAAGCCTAACGGTGCGATAGTGTTGTTTGGCAGTGAACCATTTAGTAGTGCTCTGAGAATGAGTAATATTAAAAATTATAAGTATGATTGGATATGGGATAAAGTAAAAGGTGGAAATTTTGCAATATTAAAATACCAACCATACAAAACACACGAAATAATATCAGTCTTCTCAAAAGAAACTCATAATTATTATCCTATTAAAACACCTCAAAAAGAAAGAATAGGAAAAGTTTACAGCAGTAGTGCTTCAGCACCATTAAAATATAGTGATGGATTAGAAAGAGTATACAAAGACAAACACCCTAAAAGTATTGTAACCATTTCTAATGCAAATCAAAAAGGTAAACTCCACCCAACACAAAAACCAGTAGCACTAATGGAATACCTAATCAAAACATACACGAATGAAAATGAATTAGTATTGGATTTTACTATGGGCAGTGGAACAACAGGAGTAGCTTGTAAGAATTTAGGTAGAGATTTTATAGGCATAGAACTAGATGACAACTATTTTAAGGTAGCACAAGATAGAATACTTGTCTTAGTTTAAGTTTAAATATATTATGATTAGCAATTAAGAAAGGTAATAAATGACTGAAATCGATAAAAAAGCAAGCGAACTTAGCAAAGACACGATACTTCATACGTTGGAAAGATGGTTTTCAGATGATAGCTCTTGGGATAATCCATATCGTGAAAAAGCTACAATGTGGTATCAATTTTATCATGGCACTCAATGGACTTCTGATGAAGTGCAAGCATTGCAAGAAAGAGGTCAAGCTGTACTTACCTTCAACCACATTAAGCCTGCAATAGATTCAATTATTGGTTCAGAGAGACAAAACAGACCAAAGATAACGATGGCTGGTAGGACTCCAGACGATCAACAAATCTCTGACGTAAAGACATCACTTTACAACTATATTACCTACAACACAAACAGTGATGATGAAGTCGATAAGATGGAGAAAGATGCATTCATTGCAGGTAGAGGTTGGCTATATGTATTCCCAGAGATGGAGAACGGTGATTTTACAGACCTAAGACATGAGTATGTAGACTACAGAGATATGTTTATTGATGCTATGTCTAAGAGAGACGATTTATCGGACTGTAGAAGACTTCACAGAGCAGTGTTTACAGATGAAGACATCATTAAGCAATCATTCCCTAAATACATGGGCTCAACAGGAGAACCTTCTGGATTTGCAGGTTCATCTGAAGACGATATGTGGTACGAGAAAGGGAATAGAAATAGACCTAGACTAATTAACTCTTGGTATCGAGATGAAAAAGGTCAAATTGTTACTGTTGTTTGGGTTAAGGGTCAAGTGTTGTATTTCAAGAAAGAACCATACTCTTTAGACAAGTATCCATTCGTACAATACACACTCGAAAGAGATATTAACAATACCCCATATGGGTTAGTTAGAGGAATGGTTGATGCTCAGACTGAAGTAAACAAAAGACACTCTAAAGCATTGCACTACCTAAATGCTAAACAGGTGCTGGCAGAAGAGAATGCATTCGTAGACTGGAATGAGGCTAAGAAGACATTAGCAAGACCTGATGGTATCACAAAGCTTACAGACGGTGCATTAGCTGCTGGTATGGTACAGATTGTTGACACAGCAGGATTAGCTGCTACACATACACAGTTACTAGAGTTTGCAAAAGCAGAGATACTTAGTGTTGCTGGTATAAATGGAGCATTTGTAGGTCAAGGTGGCAAGTATGATAGTGCCAAGAAGACTGGTATGGCAATAGCTCAAACTCAGACTACATTAGTACCTGCATTGAATAAGCTTAGAATAGCTAGACATGATTTAGCAGAGATTACTATGAAGCTAGTACCTGATTTCTATACAGACGAAAGAATGATTAGAATCTTGCAACCAAATGGTGCTTATGCGTTTATGCCTGTAAATCAGAATGTTCTTCTTGATGATGGCACAATAGCCAAGATGAATGATATTACCAATCAAGATGTAGATATTATCATTGAAGATGCACCTAGAGGTCTTAATGAGAGAGAAGAGCAGTTTATGCAACTAATGCAGATTCAAGGTCAAACATCAAGACCTATTCCAATGGAGATACTACTTAGATACTCTTCAATTAGAAACAAGCATGAGTTGTCTAATGAACTTCAGCAACACTATGGTATGGAAGGTCAATTACAGCAAGCACAAGGCTATATTGAGCAACTACAGCAACAGATACAACAACTTGGTGGTCAAGTACAACAACAGCAATCACAAATTGTTCAAGTACAAACTGCTAGACAAGTTGAAAAAGAAGTTAACAAACAAAAAGAACAAATGGGAGCTATGTATGGGATGTAAGTCTAAAGGCAAGAAGCCTAAGAAGTAGTACTACTCAAGCTGGAGTCTAAACGCAGCACATCTATTACAGGAGGATGTAAATGTCTAATAATTTAGATTATATTCAAGAGCTTGGTATTGGCTCGGATGATGCTACCCAATCGGATGCTGAAACAAATGATACTGGGGATATTGTACAAGATTCTAGCACAGAGGAATCAGAGGTGAGCACTGGTGGGAATACAGAACCCGATATTAGTGTAGAATTAAGAAAACAAATTGAAGGCTTAGAAAAAAGAATTAGTGATAAAGATGAATACATCAATACGCTAAGAGAACAGTCTAAAGCTAGAGAGGAAGATTCTTACGGTGATAATGAGGATACAGATCAAGTTGATGACTTCTGGGAGAATCCTGAGAAAGTTATTCAAGATATGAAAGAAACTATGAGAATACAACAGATGCAAATCGTGGAAGCACAATATGCAAACACTGTTGAAAACTATTGGAAAACTGTTAACCAAAAGGACTTGCAAGAAGCTGTTGCATTAGATCCTGAGTTTAGCAAACAATTCAATGATAGTAACGAACCTTTTAGGGTTGCATATGAGTATCTAAGCAAAAAGACTTCAAGTAAAGCTGAAGAACAATCTGCTCTTGAAAAAAGCATTAGAGACAAAATCTTAAAAGAGATGGGTCTTGATAAGCCTAAGAAAGACGGTATGCCAAACATGGGTAAAATGGGTGGAAGTGCTGGAACTAAGGCTGATGCTAATGAAGACGGATTTGCAGCTGTATTTGGTCAATAAATAATTTAAGGAAAATACAATGGCATCAACTTCAATAGCTACAACTCACAACTTAACGTTGGAGCAATGGCAAGCAAAACTATATGAGACATACCAAGAAAAAACATTCTTTGGTAGATTTAAAGGTGTGGATGAGAATTCACCAATTCAAGTAAAACGAGACCTCTCTAAATCTAAAGGTGATGCAATTACTTTTGGTCTAGCTGGTACTTTATCTGGTTCAGGTGTTGCTGGTAACAGCCCACTATCTTATACTGGTACAAACGGTGTAGGTGATGGTAACGAAGAAGCAATGACTTTCTACGATCAAAAAATCGTAATCGACCAAATCAGAAACGGTGTAAGAATCTCTGGTAAAATGGACGAGCAAAGAGTAGCATTCGACTTAAGAAACCAAGCTAAAATGCAACTTACTGAGTGGATGGCAAGAAATGAAGATTCAGCAATCTTTACTGCAATCAACACTGCCGACACTATTGATATTTCTGGTACTCACACTGCACTTACTTTAGATGCAATCGTAGACATGAAAAAAGAAGCTATGTTCCCAAGTGGTGCAACTAAGAAAATCAGACCTATCTCAACTAAAGATGGTGAAGAAGTATTTATTCTTGGTGTAAACCCTACTGATGCAGCAGCTCTTAAGAAGTCTGATGATTACAAAACTATCTATGCTAATGCTGGTATGAGAGGTGAAGGTAACAGACTATTTACAGGTGCTATTGGATACTATAATGGTGTAGTTATTCATGAACATTCTGGATTTGTAGCTGGTGCTCCAGTTCTTATGGGTGCTCAAGCAGCATTCCTTGCATACTCAAACGAAGTTCTTTATGGTGAAGAGACATTTGATTACGATAACCAAAATGGTTTCATGATCGGTTCTATTCGTGGTGTTGAACTCGCAGTATTTAATGACGGTGTCTCGAATAGTGGCAGTCATGGTGCCGTTAAGTTTGACATAACTGCGTAACAGTATCCCACCATTAAGGTAGGATAAAGTCACACCATAGTATAATTCTTGTATCCACATCGGATACAGGAGTTGCAAATGGCAGCAAAAGACATAACACTAGAGATAGTCAAGAGATGGTTTACGTACAATAAAGAGACTGGTAAACTAACTAGGATAGACCGACCATATAAATCAACAGCACCACTAGGTGAGGTTAAATGTACACCAAACACAAAAGGCTATCATGTTGTAAGGGTATTTATACCAAACACAGGGAATAGCGAAAAGGGATTCGCTCATAGAATAGCATACATGCTTGAGAGTAATTCTGAAATACCAGAAGGAATGCAGATTGACCATATAAATGGCAATAGGTCTGATAACAGATGGGCTAATTTACGACTTGTAACTATTGGCGAAAACCAAAAGAACAAAAAGAGATATATAAATAATATGTCAGGAGTTTCTGGTATAGTATGGTGTAGATATAACTTTTGGTGGGAGATATATGTTGCCAATAAATATATTGGCAAAAGTGAAGATTTTTCACAAGCAAGAAAAATCAGAGAAGAAGGTTTGAGGAAAGAAAATTTCCACAAGAATCACGGAAGGTAACACTTCCACTCAAAGGAACAAAATGACAGTCTTAGAACTATTTAACCAAGCTAAAGACACACTACAAGACACAGATGGCAATTACTGGTCTGAATCAGAACTTCTTGATTACTATAACAGTGGAGTTAGAACACTTGCAGCTGAAAGACTTGAGAGTCCAAAAACCAAAGTATTAAACTTAGTAGGAAGTATTAATGAGTATACTATTGATGGTGTATTGAGATATATCTCTGCAAAAGACAGCAATAACACAGTAAGACCATTATATCCAGACGACACAACTGGTGACGAAGACTTAAATGGAATTATTATTCTTGACTACAATAAGATATATGTCAATAACCCAGAAACAGACGTATCTGTATCTATTAAGCATATTGCAATACCTAGTGATGGTAACCTTACCGACACAGTAAGAGCCAGTGATGAGAATGCACTAAAGTATTATATGCTTAGTAAGGCATACGAAAAAGAAAGTGATTTAGAGAACTTCCAAAAATCTCAATACTTCTTGCAACAATTCCAAAGAGAGTTAAACTCGGTGAGAAAGAATAGCAAGGTAGGGTATACTGAGAAAACAGAAATAACGAAAGGATACTACTATTGATGGCAAAGCTTATAATGGACATAAACATTGAACAAGGATACCCTTACGACTTTGTTTTAAATATGAACACTACAGATGGTGAAGATTTAGAGACTGACTACACTTGCTATTTTGAATGTAAGTCTATGGGAAAGATAGTGTTTCCTGTTGTTGATGGTAGATATTCCGTAACGATACCAAAAGAAAAAACTTCCCTATTGACTCAATCCCTTGAAGATTATGTTGTATACGTTGTAGACAATACAACAGATGAATACTCAAAGTTATTATCTGGCAGAATCCATACAGATAGAAAGGTAAGGACATAATGGCATTAAAGGTAAACTTAACCAAGGAAGAAGGTGATGTATCAACGCTAGTAACAGTTGGGTATACGCAATCAGATTTGACAAATGCATTACTGGCAACAAGAGAAGCAAGAGATGATGCTATAGATGCCAAGGATGCAGCAGTTTCCAGTGCTGGAAGTTCAGCATTCTTTGCAAATCAATCTTCTGATTATGCCGATGCTTCTTCTTCCTCTATGTCTATTGCAATTGATACTGTTAATACATTTGTCGACACTACAGTACCTGCAAAAGTTCAGGAAATTACTGATCACACTGAAGACAAAAAAGATGAGTTGGATACTTATGTTGATGAGACAACTGGATTAAAAAACGACTTAAGTGTTTATGAGTCTGGACTTGAGGATGATCTGGATTCTCATGCGGTACTTAAGAAAACAGAATTAGACACCTACAGAGCATCAACTGTTCAGCCAGCTATTGATACTTATGTCTTCACTAATATTACTCCTGATTTAGATCAAGCAGTCACAGATGCAACCACTCAAGCAGGCATTGCAACCACTAAAGCAAGTAATGCAAGTACAAGTGCCACTAATGCTTTAGCGAGTGAGAATACAGCAAAATCATACAAGGATATAGTTGTTGCTAAGGAAGCACTGGTAAACCCACATTATAGTGCTATTGATGCAGTATATTTAAATGCAACAAACATAAACACTGTTAGCTCCAATATTGCAAATGTAGATACTGTAGCAAATGTATCTACTGATGTAACTATTGTAGCTGATAATATTGATGACGTTACAACAACTTCAGCGAACATGGGCAATATAGAGATTGTAGGTAATGATTTATCAAATGATTGGGAACACATAGAGGATAATGGTAGTATTACCAATGC